TCTTTCTTATCATTCAATGCTGTCAAGAAGAACGGTCCAGTATAGGTTTTTATATCCCTTATTGAACTTGAGAATTCATCAAGCGTATTCTTTACTTCATGCATTTTCTGGTTAAGCACTTGAACCTGTTTTTTATTACCTGGTGTCTTTGTTACTGTACCGCTGTCTCCTTTGTCTTCAACCTCATCTGTAATCAATCCATCATCAGATAGTTTTCTATACATCAGCCAGAATGAAGCAGTACTTCCTTTATATGTTGTTATCTTGATTGGATCTCCAGTTTCAACGTAAGCCAATGCCTTAAACTTTGCACTAAAAGGCTTATATGGTTTCTCTTTGACCTGATCAAGTATGTTAGATGCGATAGTCTGTAATTCTGCAATCGAATAACCGTACAGCAGATAATCTGCCTGAATAATGTATGTTTTATCTCCGGTACCTGCAGTCACTCCAACATCATCATCAGATGATCTTATACATACACTGTCGATTGATGGAGTTGAGTAATCCGCAATCGTTGCATCTTCCATCAATGCCGTGTACGGGATCTCTGTCAGTTCTGCATCATTTGTCACCTTGCAAAGAACGCCACTCCGATCAGTATGAAAAAAGCATCCAGAAGCAAGTTGGATCTGACCTAGAAGATCAGACCCTTTTGCATTACTAAGATAAGCATTCCTACTTATTGAAATCGCACTGTTTGCCCAAGTATCTGGAAGACTGTAACTTACTTCAACATAATCGCATAGTGATATCAGTAAATTCCGCAGTGTAATCGGGAATTTCAGTTTTGTATTCCACCAATCATCAATATCCTTATCCATGAATTTCTTCATGTAATCATATGCTTTGACTTTAGTGTAATAATCTCCGTCATAATCTGGATCACTGATTGTGTATGTACCTAATGGCACATCGGTTCCATTGACCGTCTGCTTAGCCACAATCACTTTATCTTTAAGATTGCTTATATTACCGGATTCTTTAGCAATAGTAGCTTCAAGTGTATTTGATTCAACTGCACTGTAATCAAGGCTATCCGAACTGCATAGTGATTCTGTGATAGATAGTGATCCTGATAACCAATTGCTACTGTCATATGTAGTTCCATCAATAGTTAATGTGATTGGTCCTGGCATTGCATTTGATTTATAAACATTCTTTATAGAATCATCTACATTTATCATTCAGTCTCCTTTCTATTACATTTCAATGAAGCTCAAAGAAGCATCTGTATATGATCCTTCTCCTGTTTTCTTATTGACTCGATGTAGAGTGTATTTAAAAGAGGCCCCAGTATAAATCATTCTGGTCCCTCCTCTAATATCTTCAAATGTATACACTCCTCCTAAATCAACTCGACATGCATTTTTGATTGTCTGATATTCACTCTCGCTAAGTGAATGCCATTTCAGTGGAGTACTGATAACACCTCTTCTTAAGACAACTAAGTGCATTTTCCCTGCACCGTCTCGCCATGATTTCCCATGCATGTCCTCTTCTTCATATTCGACATCTTCATCTGGAGTAGGAAGTACTACTCCATTTACTTTATAACAAGGATCTGCCATGTTTATACTCCTTCAAAGACTGTTTCACCAGTCCTCTTATATTCAGCATTCGCATAGTCTGCTGCGGCTTTACCGACATCTGACACAAGGATATGTTTAGTTTCAACAACACCGATCAGATTTTCAAGCAACTGTGCCACTCGTGCATCGGATACATTGCCGTTATTGTTACTATTCCCATTCTCATTTAAAGCTTCAGCAAGCGCCTCCTTCATTGTACTTAATGGAGATACAACTTCGGTTTCACGTTTGTTATCACCTAAAACTGCAGCAAATTCTCCTGCATTTGGTGGGACAACTGTTCCAGTTGCGAGATGCGGAATCTTTGGCACGCTTATTGTTCCAATCCAGCTGAATGGACGCAGCCCCATAATACTGATTCTTCGTATTCCTCTAAAGGCATTGAAGATACCGTCTTTGATTCCTTCAAAAATACGGCCACCAGCACTGAATACGTTCTTAACTGCCTGCCATGCATTACTGAATACACTACCAAACCATCCAGCAACATTTCCAAATATTCCGGTAATTCCACTCCAAACACCTTGGAAAAACCCAGTAACACCATTCCAGATACCTTTAATACCTTCCCAGGCACTTCTAAATATGTTACCGAACCAATTCCCAATAATACTGAATATGCCTTTGATACCATTCCAGACTCCACCAAAGAATCCAATTGCACCATTCCATACATTCACTATCGCATTCCATGCATCTGTAAATAAAGTACTAATCGTATTGCATAAATCATCAAATGCTTTCTGAACCGGTTGGATGATTGTTGTATTAAACCAATCAGCAACCACACCCCATATTTCGCAAATTTTATCCCATACATCTTGAGCAACCTGCTTAACTGTATCCCAGTTGTTAATAAGCATGATGATGATTGCTATAACAGCACCAATTGCTGCTACTACCAATAAGATTGGATTGGCAGCTAAGAATGTTAATGCTCCAGAGAATAATGTAACTGCGCTTGTTAATGCATCCCAAATTGTACCTAATGTAACTAATACAACCTGAACCCCATAGAACACAGCAAGCGCAGCACCAATACCTAAGACAATTCCAAGAATTGTCTCTAAAAGCGACTGATTATCAGTGATCCATCCTGCTATTCCTTCAAGCGCATCTGATATAAGCTTTAGTGCACCGACTATCACATCACCAAGGAATTCCCCCAATGGCTTTATAATAGTATCCCATAGCCACTGAAGAACTGGCTGTAATGCTACTAATATTGCATTAACAACATCAAGTGCACTTGCAACAACATCTAACAATGCAGGAATTGCACTTTCTGCCGCCCATTTTCCAATTGGAAGTATTACGTTTTCCCAAACCCATGTGAGAGCATCAGTAATTGTTTTGATTACCGGTTCAAGAGAATCCATAACATTTCTGATTGATGTGACTAGTGGAACTAAATCTAAGTTCTGAGCCCATACCTTCGTAGCTTCTGCAATATTTTCAAACATAGTAAGGATATCATTACCAATGTCATAGATTGACTGCATGATCGCTTCGCCATTCCCATTGAATTGCCATGCTTCATTCCATGCCTGCCCAATAGCTTTAAAAGTATCAACTACATCACCAATTATTCCCTTTACTCTGCTTGCAAAGTCCGTCAATGGACCTGTATCAAGAGTATCGAACATTGATCCATAATCAGTACCGGCAGTAGATCCAGATGATGCAGAAGACTGGGCAGATATGTCATTGACTTCATCAATACCTGCTAGAGCTCCTTGCGCTTCATTTGCGTTCTTAGCAACATCGCCCTCAGCTGTAGCCAATCCTGCTGCCTGTTTTTTTGCAACAACAAATGTCTTCTGACCTGTTAGCATTGCAAAGAAACGTCCTACTGCATTGGTAGCTTCTAAAAACACACTGGTTATTGTTGAAACAATAGGAGCAACCACATTAACAAGTGGTGCTACTGCTGCCGCTAGTCCGTTACTAGCAGATGAAGCACTAGACTTTAATGATCCTATTGCTCTGTCTGCTGCGTTTGAATAATTGATAAGATTGGTAAATCCCTGCTCTATACCTTTGATGGCTGCACGCATCATCATTCTTATAGCAAGCAATTTAAACATATTTCCTAGGCTGAATATCGATTTTGATAACTGCTTGGCCATAGAATCTGTTTTCTGACCGCCTGTAAAGAAGCTTTTAACTGCTTGCCCTGCTCCTAATGCTTTCTGCTTAATTCCAGACAAGAAGTTTTGCAGTTTTCCTAGTGAGCTTGCTTTGTTCTCAAGATTTACACTTTCGCCCTGGTTACTATTCAAAGTACTATCCAAACTATTGATAGCTCCGGACATGTTCTTTCCAGTTGCTTTACCATACTGGTTATAAAGACCTTCAAGCTTATCTGATGTTTTATCAATGTTGTCCTGAAGAGATTTCCACCCTTCCGGATCTGCATTAATACCTTCAGCATTCCATTTGGATTGTTCATCCATCAGATCGTTGTACTCCTGTTTAGCAGTATTTATCTGGTCTGTAAGTTCTGAAGCACCATTACCAGACATTGAATTAATATATACATTCGATAAATCACTTTGCGATCCAATAGCACCATTTACTGCAGACTTTGTAGACGGAACATTACTCATTGTGTCATTCAAAGAATCCCATTGAGATCTAAGCTGTGTTAAATGCTTCTCATTAGATTTAAGCGACGTCTGGAGACCATTCGAATTTGGTTCTTTTTCAATGCTCTTTCGTAAACTATCAGAATATCCCTGAGCTTGTCTAATTTCTTTCTCAAGGCTTTTCATCTGAGACTTCAAATTACTAATAAGCTTAGAATATTCATTTTTTATATTCCCATCGCTCATTTTGGTGTCAAACACAATCGCCCCATCACTCATGGTTATCACTCCTCTCTTTACTACTTAAACCGTTGATTCAGTTCTTCTTTATATGCTTTATCTGCATCTGACTCAGGCACTTCAATATCAATCAGGTCTTTGTGGGCGTTGTAATACTCCTGCTCATATTTCTCTAACTTCTTATGCTTGGCTCTTTTTTGTCGAATACTGAGAACGTAAGAAAAAAGACCATCCTGTATTTCATTGAAATATCCAAGGAAAGTCCACCAATGAATATATTTTTCTGTTCTCAATTCTTTACCTGCAACATGATTTACTGCGGAAAATATTAGCTGTTCATCCTGATTCCAATCCATAGTTTTAGGTTCTGGACGTTTGCTATCGTAATTTTTTCCACCATCTAAATACCAACTGCACTTTTCAGAAGCTTCTTTCATTTCTGATTCACCAAGATTATTCACTCCGAGAAGAGCGTCAATCATGATATATTGCTTCTCATTATCTGTGAGGTCAGGATCATTGAATGCCTGAAATATCAGCAATGAATTTCGATAATCTGTACTCAGTATCTGCAATTCTCTGCCATTCACTTCAAGAGTTGTAGGTAATTCTCCAATCATGACTTATTCAGTCTTTGAGCATGGAGTTTTTCATATTCCTTTTTGTATTTATTGATTCTTGCGTTAGATGCTTCCCCTTCTTTTTCTAGAACTGGCTTAATAGTTTCAATGAAAGCACGCATAAACTTCTCATAGATTGTTTCTCCATTAATTGTTGTAAGAGGATTAGCTTTTCCAAACACAATATTGGAAGCTCCAGGATAGAAAACAGCATCAAAGTTCCTTCTCATAATCTGGTTCAGTTGTCTTACTGCATGCGCTGACTGTGTCAGTTCATCTGCTGAAGTTCCATCTGAATTTATCTTGATATCACCTATCTTTTCAACTTCAGATTTCATATCATTGATGCTTTTTTCTGCCCTATCAATAAGGCCTATATCTGTTACACGTATACGCAGAATTCTGCGAGGATCGTTATTAATCTCATATTCTTTGATACCTTCATCAAAATTAATACTTAGATTCTTCTTCTCTTCCATATTTTCTTCTTTCTATAAACATGAAAGCCCGTGTTTCGTATGCTATCTGATCAAGAAAAGCGAACTATTGCACGGGCTATGTTATATTGATTTAAAACTGAATTATGATCCGGATCCAGGTGCTGCAGTATCTGCTGTAAACGTCTTTGTAGTTTCGTTGTACTTTCCTGTTGTGATCTTGTTTGTATGATGAATATCGAACGGAATCGCTACACCTGCAGTGTCACCACCAACAGATTTAATTTCAACGACAACCTCTTCTTCATCTGCAACATATGCTCCAGTTGCACCATCCCACAAACGAACGGTAAGAATTTGAGTTTTGCAAGCATCCAGAACAAGTCTCTTTCTTGCAATGTTTTCAAGCCATGCAAATAAAGGTTCACCCATTACTGCATAATATGGATCAACAGATCCAGAAACCTCATAATCTTTAACCTTTACCTTAGTTTCTCCAAGGATGTTCTTTTTCTTATCTACTTCAGCAGAGTATTCATCCTTATACTCTTCGAGATCATCACCGAGTCGAACCCATGAAGCAGTTTCTGCATCTGGTGTGGCGTTGATAAAATGTGCCAAATATTTGCGAGGAATCGCTGCTCCTGCTTTCAATACGTCTAATGCCATTTTTCATCTTCCTTTCTTTTAAATGCCATCATTTGTTTTAATGATATAATTCACCGATAACTGTAACTGGTATCGAACACCATCATTGATATCTCCGGTCGGGACTTCAAAGATCAGAGCATTGGCAGCATCAATTTTCTTGATGATCCCGCTCATTTCTTCTCCATCAACCGTTTCAATGATTGCTATGTTCTTCTGTTTGTTAAGGTAATAGGTGAGCTTTGTTAAGAAATCACTGTTTCCTAGGCGATCACTATCTTCAAAAGCAAAAAGGCCGGTATAAAGTTGGAATGAAATCTTATACTTCTCATTTCCGATCAGGTCTTCACCTGTCTTTGACGGTCCTATAGGGAACATACCAACATCTTTATCCTTAGCCTCTGTATAGTCGATGTGAACACCGTTGTTGAAATCATCCATCAATGAGCAATCTGTGAGGATCTGCTTCACTGTTTCAATTACATTCATTTCTTAAACTTACCTCCTGCAAGATCAGCTGCGCCTTCTCCAATTGCGTCCCTATAGTCATATGCCATCCGTTCAAACCAATGAGGCCCAGCCTGTGGACTTTTAGATACATTGTAACTAAGTCCTCTGCCTTCAGGATCTAAGATCTTTGGGACTCCTGGTCGGCTCCAGTGTCTTCCTGTCTTTGAATCATAAAATGATCCTTTCAGAGTGATTGGGTCAACCATGAGCTGACCATAGTACTGATACCTTGCATATGGTGTAAACTGTATGATTTTTCCAGAACCAATAACTGTACATGCAGTAGCAGAACCACTCAGAACCCCATTAAGATTTGGCGTATATGGTTTCATCTTATCAATACACTCAGTATCAATGAACTTCTGTACTTTTCTGCCTGTTCCAATGCCACGTTTTTCTAGAATCTTTTCGACATCATCCAATTCAAGCTTAGCAACTATCTGCATGATAACTCCCAATGACGCATATTCTGCGATCCATAGTCCAAGTAATCAGCCTGCATGATGGTAACTCCACCTTCTTCTTTGATCTTAATTAACGATTCAGAGCGGGATTTATCACTTGTATTATCTACGACTATATTAGAAGTTCCTTTGATCAGGAAATCCTTGCCAAGCGTAAACTTACCCATGAGATCCTTATGGCCTTTGAACACACTGAATGCATTCTCGGTATAGGACAGACCCATCTTTGACTGCGTATAAGGCAAACGTTTCTGAATGAATGTTTTATCGATGATCACTTTTTGATAATCTAAAGACTTGAGATAGAGAGTGCATGAGTCATTGGCATACATCAGATTACACCTCTGAAAAGAAGCCCAGCAGGACCAAGCCACTTAATTGCAGAGTCTTTAATGCTCTGATCTTTTCTTTTGTCTCTGTCTTCTTCCGTATTTCCTGAGTAACTTACTGTATGCTCCCCAACCTTTTCACTCGATACACCAACAGGAATAATTTCATCTGCATTGGAAGATGAATCACTCACCGTCTTATGATCATAAGTGCAAAGGATCTCAGCAATCTCACACGTAGCCATACGCATTTCTTCCGTAACTTCCGAATCATCGGTAATGTCTAACATGTCCAAACAGATCATGTTACGTATTTTTATGGAAGCTTTGTTGGCATAGTAATTGAATGCAGTATCAGGGATGACAGGGTCATTGCCCAGTAGGTATTTTTCTTTGTAAAAAGTCAAATCAGCATAGATTAAACTCATGATCATGCACCTCTCTCCAGTCTATCGACTACTTCTTAGAAGCCTTCTTATCAGAAGAGGAATCCTTTGCGGACTCCTCAACTGTTTTAGTAGGCATTGGTTCAACTGGTATTTCTGCCAGTACTACTCCAATTCTTTTAGACATTTCTTACCTCTCCTTAGGCTGCAGAGTGATAGTAAATACCCTTGACCTTATTGTCATATACTTCGTTGATTCCATATGGATGATAGAAGAACTTCCACTTATCATCATCCTGGTTCTCAGTAGGATTGATTACCTTATTGACAACGTTCTTCATATACTGAATAACTGCGCTCTTGGAAACAACAAGGAAATTCAAAGACTTAGCATCTGTTGTTGGTTTGAAGCCACCTTTTGTTTCGTCAACGGTATCCGTCTTTGTACGGCCATCCTGTAAATCAATTGCAGAATAGAATCTCTTCTTTGGTGCTTTTACAACAGCCGCAAAATCTCCAAAGATTGCCTTTGAATCAATTGTCTGCATATTGTTGACTGCTTTCAGACCAGATGACTGGATGAACAGAACACGATCATTTGTCGGCACTTCCTCGTCATCAAGTGCCAAAGATGCTGCTGTTAATGCACTGATCCAATCTGCACCTGTAGCTAATGCCGCTGCTGCATGTCCGCCAGCCTTGCCGGCATATGTTGCAAGTCTGACCGCATCAATTTCCGGTGCAACCTTTGTGCGGATAAACTCACTGGAAAGCTTGCCAAAAGCAATGCCATTTGATTCAACGTTATCCATATCATTGATATTAAATACACGTCCACGATCATAATTGCATTTCTTTGTTTCAAATGTAAGAGATACGCCACCTTCAGCATAACCATTAGCATCTGTACGATGATAATCGGCCAAGCCATCCATGTCATACTTTGGAATAAGCATTTCTCCTGCGTTCTGTCCCATACTTGCTAACTCATTAGCACCATCGAGGACAGCTGTTACTGAGGCATCCTGATAAACTGCATCGAGGTTATCAATATACGCCTTGTAAAGTGTAATATCATTTGCTGACATTATTTTTTATCTCCTTCTTTTTTGTCTGGAAGTCCCATAACCCTGCGTGCGGCTTCCATCTTTTGAACATCTATTGAGAAAGAATTGCCCTTGCCAGCACCACCATTGTCTGTTGGCCCTGTTGGATTCTTAATTGGTTCCTTTGATTCAAAAAGATAATCATTATCTTTCTTTACAGCTTCAATTGCTGCTGTAATGTCATCCTTCTGATTCTTGGAAGTTTTTAAAGCATCCAGATCCAGCATTGCGGTAACTGCCTTTGCATTTCTTCCCCCTGCGGTGGTGATTGATTTCTCAAGGATTGAGTTGAAATCACGCTCGGCAATCTGTTGCTTGAAATCTTTGTCTTGTGCGGCCATCTGTGCATTCAGATCCTGAACTTGCTTTGTCAGCTTATCCACATCCACACCATCGAACTTCTTGATTGCTTCCTTTGCGGTAGTGAGCTGAGTATTCAGACCATCAATTGTTGGTTGAAGTTCTGTCTTCGTTGCTTCTTTTGCAGCTGTCAGATCTTTGCCGTTCATTTCAAATACCTTTTCAACCTGTTCCTTTGTTAAACCAATCTGTGTTAATTCCTCTGTCTTCATATGTTTATCTCCTTTTTCTTAAGTCTTTTAGGTGTTTGACTATCACCAAAAGAAAGATGCGTTTTAGGATCGCCATCCATGAAGTGGACCATTTAATGTCTGATCACCTGACCAAAGAAAAAGCACTTCCCATAAAAGTGCTTTGTTTCCAATTCATTTGACAAAAAGTAGAAATTTGCTATATTGATGGTAGAGAGTGGATACGGTGTCACGTTGGCGTCGCCATCCGCTCTTTTTATTTTTTTCGGTATGCATATATGATTTTGCTTCCTCTAACGATTATCACCTCTTGTGCATGCATACACGATTTAGAAGAAAATACTCGTTTTAATTGATTTAGTATTTTAGTTTTAGAAAATCCAATTTTGTTTTCAAGAGTTGAAACATCTATAAAGAATCGTTCTGATTGTCCTCTCGCTTTAGAAATTCTATTGACAATGCCTCCATATGATTCTTCTGGTGTTTTCAGTTCATATTTTATATATTCTCCGTCGTTTCCCTTGATTCCAAAATCTGATGTGCTTATGTTTTCAGGATTTAATACTCTTGGGTACATAGTCACATCTTTTCCGTAAACTTTTGCAGCTAGATTTCCCACTCTTAAATCATTATCCTGATAGTCAGCAACAACATTTTTGTTATCCACAATATATTTAACTCCATCATAAACAAATTTTTCTGATGTACCTGGTGCAATTAATTCTTTAGCGTCATCAGAAGGAACTTCCTTCCATGCGTTCATGATATCTGTTGCTCCTGGAATAACTGGTGAGTTTTGCTTGATCTCACTGTTGAATACACGGTTCATCTGTTCAGGCAATCCCATCTTATCGGAAAATGCTTTGTATCTCTGATAGGTGGCTATCCTTCTGGCTCTGACTGCTGATATATCCTCCCGGCTTGCCCCACCTTGTTTGAGAAGTGCAATCTTTTCATCTTGCACCCTCATTTTCCGTTCCATGCTTCTCTGGATCTGCGTTGCTTCGTATGGAGTGTACTGTTTACCCCCAAATTCTTTCGTCTGAAGCGTATCTTTATATATCTGCGATAGTTCTTCATCCGAATATTTGCGGGTGCTTATACCGTAAATAAAAGGGTCATACGTGTGATAACAATTCCACCCGCACAATCCAGGCCCGGTTCCAAGTCCGCATATATCAACCAGTTGCTTCTTTGTGTATACCTTGCCTTGCCATAGTGCATGAGAAGGTCTAGCCGTTATATGAGCAGATACTTCAAAGTAATCTGTTTCCAACTGCTTAGCGTTATCTTCTGCAACCTTCTGTGTTACCTGTCTCAATCCAGTCATGACAGCTCGTCTGGTGGCAACATCGATCCGCTCATTACGTCCGGAATCATATGTGATGGTACGCAATCCACTGTTGGCCAGCTCATTGGTGATTCGCTTCAGTGTTGAATCATAGTTGAATGCCCCTGCTGCGATCTCGACAGTTGCACGGTTTAACTGATTTTTAAAATACTGGGTTGCTGACTGGACAATTGTTCCATTGCTGTCTAGAACGTACCCTGTTGTATTGGTGATGTTATTTACATCATTGATAGCTTGTTCCTGAACTGCATCGATCAACTGCTTCAGTTCTTTATTCCTGACCAATGGTACAAATGGAACACCTGCAGCGCTGTATAGATCTTCATCACTTGCATAGCCTTCTTCGACAATATCTTCATACAGATGATTCATCTGCTCGTCGCTGAGCTTTAATGCTTGCTGTATCTTCTTTCTTAGATCAGTATCATATGTCCGCATCTGAGTAGCTATATATAGCTCAAGATCTGCTGTTCTGCTGATCTTGTTGATCTGTGCTATCCGACTGATCACATCTTCCATGACATCCGCTTCAAGCTGTCTGAATATGACCTCAAGATTATCCGGGACTTCCTTCAGCATCTCTTCAGAGAACATCAGGACATGTTACCCTCATTTCCTGTAGCAAGCTCTGCGCTGACTTCTTCAATCTTGGCCATGGCTGTCTTCTCATCCTCGTTGTACCACTTCATGCGGTATTCAATCTTTGAAAGGATGCCAAGTTGCATATCTATGCGATCCTGAGCGCGTTCAGTCTCTTCATCGGTTTTAATACTGTCATGGAAGTTGCACTCAAATCCGATATCACTGAGATACTGTGACTGATAGAAAGCAATAGCATATGCCAGATCTTCAAGGCAGTCCTTTAGATTGCTCTGAATGGCATTAACCATATTGTACTTTCTATCCTTGGCTGACATGATCTCTTGAGCTGTTTTCTCGACAGTCTCATTCTTTGATAGATCACCATAGGCAAGACTTACATCAAACTCAATAGCACGTTTGTACTCATTCAGACCAGCAATATAGTTTGAATCACGCAAGGTCGGACTATGGTCTGCCCATTGATCAGTAACATCAGTGGCAACGAACATCCTATCTTTTCCCTTTGGAGCTCTCCAGTGGTATTCGCCGTGAGTATCTTTCTTCTTTTTAACAGCTGCATAGTCAGCAAATACCAAACGTTCCCCGCTTGAGTATTCCCAATCAAGGCGACCGAATTGGATATCCGCCTTTCTGATCTTCTCAACTGCCATGTTGAATATTGATACACCGTTCATAGATCCATCAATCTTATTTGGAAGTGGATTCTTATAGAATCCAAAGTCCATACGATCCATACCTGCATATGTCACTTCAGGAATCAGTGTTGACCATTCAGAGATATCAGTCAGAGGAATCTCAGTGCCAAAGTTTCCAGATGTTCCTTTGTAGGCTTTGTTCATGATATGCAAACCTTCCGTAAGCAGTTCATGAATTTCAATCCGATAATAAACATCATTGTCACCAATTGGCTTTACCTGAACGAATGCGCAACGTCTAAGTCTGCCATCTGCAGAATACTCAAATGGAATGATTCTTGTTGCCGGTATGCACTCATAAGTATTGGTATTCCCGATAGGTTTAATTGCGAAGCTGCCAAGACCAAGTCCATCCTGCAGATCTTCGTTCAGATTCTTGATTGCTTTTTGATACATCGGATCAAGAGTCTGATTGTTCAGCTTTGTATCCATCTCTGATAACGTGATATTGGCAAACTCACGGCAGATACTATTTTCCAACCGTAAACTTTTAACACCGTCATCATCTGTTTGATCAACCCATCTTGCTTTACCTTCAAGCTCGTTTTCCCACATTTCCAAGTTCTGGATCATGTCACTGGATAATGTCACCTGCTCGCCGGTTACTGTTTCAACTTGGCTTTTTGAGAACATACGTGCAAACACTCCTTTCAAATATTCAATAAACTTCATTATCATCGTTCAATCATTGCCCCCTCTTTCTCCATACTGGGAACATTGCATAGCGCACAGAGTCAATCGCATGGTTATCCTTGTCTGGATATCCTGTGATAATGTTTCCATCCTTGTCTCTTGCGTATTCATAGTGTGTAAATTCCTTTGCTGTTGCTGGGCAATCAACCGGATCAATGATGATCTCAGTAAGTCTCTGAATCCACTTCATTGAGTAGTCTACAGATCCAGGACCTTTTTCAACGTCTCTTGCAGGCATTCCAAAAGATCTCCAGTCTGCCGTGCTTTTCTTTTCAGCTGAATCGCAGTAAACAATGCCATCATCGACACTCTGAATGTAGTCACCGTGTGAGTCCTTGATATCGAACTTATCACGCACTAGCTTTGCTGTTTCTTCATTGCCTTTATTGTTGCATCTCAGCTCGCCATAGATATACAGCTTCATTGCTGCAGCATTGTAATACATCCTAGAAAAATGGAATGGATCAGGGAACCATCCCCAGTCCACTCCTTCATAGATCCGATCAAACTGTTTCCGTTCTTCAGCAGTAATAACTCTTATTGTCACATTGTCGAATACACTTCCACCAGTTCCATTTGCAGCGCCCAGATATTCGTTATCGTAAGCAACCGGATTCAGCTTCTGCAGTTCCTCTGCTTCATCCAGCCAGTTCTTACCTAGCCACTTCTTTGGAACTGTACGATAGTCTGAAGACATCACTATACGATTATCTTTAGGCTTCAGAACATATTCATTTGCCCAGTTGTTTGCGCTCTTAGGCGGGTTGAATGACTTGAATATCCATACCAAATCACCACCACGCATTGCTGACTGCTCGATATTACGTACCGTTTCCGGTCCCGCATACTGATCAAGTTCTTCAAACCAGATAATGCCAATGTATCCCTTGACCGGCTTAATAGACTTAACCTTTCCTGGATCGTCAGCACCACGGAAGAAAATCTTCTGTCCGGTTGATACTCTGGTGATTTCACACGGTGAAGTAGTGCATTTAAACTCGTCATATAATCCAAGTTCATTGATTGCCCATACGATTTGGTTATAAACAGATCCCCTTAATGTGTTTGCTACATTTCTCATTACCAATGCATTCAGATCTGGATGCTTCATCATCAGGTCAATAACATTGAGCGACAGATGAGAAGACTTGGAACTTCCACGTCCTCCCTTTTCCACATACTCGATGTACTTATGCTCTTCAATGTCGAACTGAATCGGCAGAAATGCAGGTGCAATGCTCAATGCAGGAATACCTCTGTATACAGGTTCGCTGTGATTCTTTCTCTCCTGTAACTCAGCCATTTCAGCATCATGCTGTTCCTGCTTTATCTTGAGTTCAGCTTCCTTTAGTTCGAATTCCTTACGCTTGATCTCAATCTCTTCTTGATCTGCTGATGATCCACTCGCATCCAGCATCATCTGAATTGACTTTGTGTCACCATTCATGGCATTGACTGCCATTCGTGCAGCTATTGCCTTGGTAACTGTAAGGTTCTTACCATCAGCATCCTGAATGCTCTTAAAGGCCTCCGTTTTGCCATTCATCATAGGAAGCTTCATGACATCTTGGATAGCTTTTCTCAGGTCAGCAGTCTCTCGTCTTGATTTTCCGGAATTCCTGCCTCCCTTGGCGGAAACTCTCTTTACTTCATCTTTACTTCTGGTTCCCTTCTTGATCGGATGTAAGTTCTTCTTGTTTTGAGCCTTTTTCTTAGCGGATTCAGGCTTCTTTTTTAGGCTTGCCATTGAACTTACCTCCTTTCACTTGTTTGTTCTAATTCAGCCTTATTCGTCTATATCTTCATCACCATGGTTTTTCATGGTGTTGTTTTCTTTCTAGGCACCGGAGTGGGGGAGGAATTCATAAGACATATGAGTTTGCCGGTGCCATGGCATAGAAAAAGAGAGCGATCACTCGTTCTCTTGTCTAAATCCACAACTACACTGTATCACACCATGAAGCGGACAAAGCGGACACTTTTGCTATTTATATTTTTAACCTTTCCTTGTGAATTTTAGATTGCTTGATCTTGTTAACCCTTATAACACTATATTTGGTTTTCTCGGAAATCACTTTTCTATTTCTATCCATTGTCAAACTTGTTTTCAAATCAACCACAAGAATTGTTCCACTTGTAAATGAAACTTCATTATCATGTACCTTTTGCAGAAAATCCTCATCGTTTATATTGGAAAGCAACTGGACATTGCAACAATATCCTTGGGACCATAAGTAGAGCTCTCAGTTTTGTTCCCTTTATTATGCTCAATTGTTAATTCGTTTCTTCCATTATCCAGAGAATCTGCAAAATTCGTCATCTTCAACTTGACTAGATGCTATTGCTTTTAAAGTTGTAAGAGTTGAATCTAAAGAAACAGATAATGTTTCCATATCTATTTCTTGATCTCCTCCAAATTTTAGTGTTAACTTTTCTTCACTCATAACCATCAATTTCAACTTTTTTATATTATATCACCTACTGAAGAATAGTATTATTTTGCATTGCGAATGTGCACATATATGTACTTTCATACTTTCTTTTCAAAATATCTCTTAATTTTCTTCCTGCATGCGTCCGAATCGTCATAGTTGTTAAGCTTTTTTGCCGTCTGTTTCCATGTTGCTTTCAAAAGATAATGCCATCTGACTATTGATCTGATATCCGGATCTTTTACTGTATCCAACCAGTCCTCGATCTGTTGCAAAGTTTTAATCATGTAAGTCTGACGTTCAATCAGTTCTTCTCTTTTCTCTAGAATCTTATCCACAGCTCGTTCTGTTGGATCTGACGGGGCATTAGAGAACCCCGTGGATGATTTACCATTTGGGCAAGAAATCGGCGTGTAGAGTGTTTCTATCTCTTCCTGAATGGCATCCACTTCTGCAGAGATGCTTCTGAAGTTTTCAAGTTCCTCAATGGTCATTGGTCATCTTAGCTCCTTTTGAATCTCTGATTCCGTCATATCCATTTCGTAAGCAATTTGGCATACTGTCCATCCAGCTTTACGAAGTGCCTGGATCTTTCCATGGTCTATGTAATGATCCATTGTATATGTCTTAATTCCGAATTCTTTGTAAGCTTCAGACTTCACGAGTTCTCCATTCAGTTCTTTGTCAGAAAATTCTAAATTTACGTTCTTGCCCAGATGTTTTTCAAGTTCTGAACGTTTCATTTTTACTCCCCCATTCGTTAATTACTTTTTCTTTCTTTGTTTCCTTGGCTTGCTGCTAAGGATTGACCATATATATCCTTCTGGATTTTTGATATCCCCGATATCACCTTCAATCCAAAATTGGTCTATTAGCTTTGTTACACGGTCTAGATTTGGAATGATGAACTTACGACGGTCAGATGGAATGTCAGCAGCGATCTGTTCCAACTTGTCGTATGCGAGATTGATGTCACCAGTGCCCTGGTAAGCTTGCTGGGCTCGTCTTCGGTACACTGAGATTGCGTCGTCAATCTCTATATCATCATCTTCTAAATCTTTTATTGTTTCTTTGTTACTTTGTTTATTCTTTGTTATATTGGTGCGATTTACCGTGCGACATACCGTGCGATTTTCAGAAGACGTACCGTGCGACATACCGTGCGATTTATTTTCCTTGGAGTTGTATTTGTCCCAATTTATAACGGTTATCAGCAATCCATACCCTGCGATTTCGCATGCGATTTCCCGTGTCATTTTCAAGTGCTCAATCGATGTTCTGGTCTGCGATTTGGTTATTTTCAAATCTGTAGCTATATGTTGATATGAAGTTAACCATTGCCCTGGCTTTATGGTAATTCCATATGACTCTCCAGGAAGATAATTGCACTTGATCAGAATATGCATCCAAACTCTGAATGTATTTGCGTCTGTATACCATTTCCAACGTTCAATGTTTCTATCTACTGCAAAGAATCCTTTTTTATTTGCCATCTGCATTCACCTCAGAATGGCAGATCATCGGCTGATATATCTATTCCAAAATCAGTCTTATTTACATCTTGATTGCTTTCACTTTGATGTCCATCGGTATGCTCATCTTCGCTTGCTCTGTAGGATGGTTCAGAATATGCGCCTGTCGAGTAAGATGAAGATTTTGATGATGAAGCAGCAGACATAATTACAACTCTCTCAACAATAACTTCCATGACGTACACCATGCGGTCGTCATGATCTTTATATGACCTTTTCTGCAAATGCCCTTCGACTGCTATGCGGTCTCCCTTGTGGGCATAATTGTTTAAGTATTCAGCTGTGTTCTTCCATGCCTGGCAATCAATCCAATCAGTATCAGCGTGACCAGATTCGCCTTTTGAATAGTTTCTATCGCATGCGATTGAGAATGAAGTAACGGATAATCCGTTCTGAGTACTTCTCAGTTCAATATCTTTCCCTAATCGCCCTACTCCTATCCATTTATTAATGCTTCCCATTAGATGAATCCTCCATACTTTCTAGCAACTAAACAGGTCTTCCCTGTTATTCGATGCACATCTTCCTTGAATACCAATTCACGTGCGTTGCGATCAGAAAGATGGATCAGAAATATTGCACCGCATTTGCTTAAGTCCAGCTTCTGCAGCTGGATGATACAGTTCTTGATACTCATATGAGAATTGAAAACTCGCTTATAGCGTGATGCTTCTTCTCTTTTTCCTTCGCTTTCGGACGTCTCCCAAGCGTAATGGAGAAGTTGACCATCATAGTTTGCTTCAATAATTACATTGGTGAATTTTTGTGAAGATAGATCTGCTTTCCAATACTTACAGTCAGTGGCAAATAGTATCTTTTCTTTGTCTGTATAGATAACATATCCAAATGGATCAGGTGCATCATGTTCCACATGAAACGGAACAACATAAGTATCTGCAGCAATGACTTTCAGTGAACCATCTTCCAGTGTTTCTCTAGAGCCGCTGGAGACGTATTGGTTTCCATAGACCTTGAATCCTCTCTTGATAAGATCCTTGACCCCTCTAGCATGATCTGTGTGGCCATGAGTGATTAGTACAGCATCAAGCGATGTCATGTCCAGTCCATACTGGGATGCATGCATGACTATATCTGAATAGGTAATACCTGCTTCAATTAAGATCTTCACTGGTGTACCGGATGATCTCTCCAGCTCTACCCAGTAGCAATTACCGGCAGAGCTGGAAGCAAAGTTATAAAAGTTCATCCGTCAACCGCCTAGAACGGCCGTTTCTTATTGGCTTTATGCTCTTTCACTTCACCAGTAACACTGTCCACTGAAGAAGATGATTCTTCCTTTGGGAGCTCTTTAATTTCTTCCTTACCTGAATTATCGTTGACTTCAACATCAATTACAGATTCAGGATCTGGTTTTTCCTGTTCAACCTTGTCTTCGACAGTATCTTCATATGCCTGTGCAGCATATACATTCTTAAACTCACGTGGAATAGGTTTCAAAGCGTTGTTGCGCATCTTACGTAATATCATTGCTTCTCTACTTTGAGGTTCTCTCCATGCAGGACTCATGATGTTCAAACATTCACTGTCCTCAAACATCTGATCAAGTGTCATATCCTTTATCTTGTTCTGAATTGCCTGTTTCTTTGCATAATCCATATCCTTCTTCATCTTGATATTGTTCAGGATATGAGCCTTCAAGTTGACGGCCACATCTGCACGTTCGGCGATATGGTACTGGACCATTCCATCTTCATATTCGATAGGATATACAATTCGTATATATTTACCACAGCCGCCTTTAGATCCCCATGTAGGTGGTTCCATGGTCAATCCTTTGAATACTGGATAGGTGAAGTCGTCTCCTTCTCTTACAATCCAATATGGATAGATCTTCTTGACTCCTACTCCATATGTACGAACAATCTTGTCATTTCCATCTCCCTGAACACCGAATTCGAATACTTTGGTCCAGTTATCTTTCTTATCCTTCTGATTGCGAATAATCATGTAGCACTCTGATGGAACCGATGAGAAGTTAAGCCTCAGCATTACACACTGCTTAAGCAGCATCATGATGTTGCTCTGGTCAATTTCAGAAAGCTTGATAGCTTCCTTCTGGCAAAGACTAACCATGGTGGCCAACATTGACTGAGCACAATTGATCTGCTCCTCATCAAGCTTCATTGAGTATTCTGAGATTGTCTTATCTAATTCCTGCATGTAGAACTTTGAAATATTAGTGATACTGAAGCTCTTTTCTGATGAAGATAACTGTTTATCATTCTGTGTCTCTGTCATTTCTTGGATACCTTATTAATCCTTTCTTCTAAACGACTGATCTTGAAATTCTTCATGGATTCATATGATTTTTCATCACCAATCATGATATGAAGCTGTTTACACATGATTTCAACATCTGTAACCTCTTCTATAACTGATTTGGAAGCACGTTCTGCTGTTCTCTTGTCTCCACTTGTTATTGCTCTGTGATACTTAGATAATGAAATTATCAGCTCAGCACATTCTTCCTGTGCCATACGCATCTGTTCATCTTTTCCGTATGTCTTAACTGCTTTCTGACATACCTGATATGCCGTTTTTGCCATTATTATTTATCTTCTTTCTTCTAATCTTCTGATTGAAGAGTGACGTCCTTGTAATGAACATCATCAACAATTGTGCTTAGTATCTGTGCTTTTGTATCGATTGCTGCCAAATGCTTCTGATCTAATTTGTCGCATTCATCGAAGATGTATGGAAGATCAGCAATTTCAAGCTTCTTCTTTACACATTCTGCGAAGTATATTCCGGTCAATATCTGTTCTGATCCAGAGCCATCCAGGAACGGAGTATCCTTGTCTATGATGTGAGGTACACACACTTCACTCCACGAGCCTTCTTTGATATTGTTCTGGATCAGTGTGAATTTCATCTTCGTACCAAACACGGATGAGATATTCTTAGCGAACATCGTCAGTTTGATCTGAATGAACTTTTCGACCATCATAAGTTTCTGCTCAATTGATACCTGTGACTTCTGTGATGATTCAATATCCTTCTGTAGCTCAGCAATCTTATTCTGACTAAGACGATATCCGGCATGTGCATCCAGTGTGTTCTGGAATGCAACCATTCTTGATTTGATCTCATTGACTGCATCTCTGATGCTGTCTTCATCACTGTTTTCTTTGAGATATTCATTGCGGATCTGATCATTGATCTGATTGACTTTGTCACGTGCTTCTAATGTCTCTTTTGATTCAGATGAAATCTTCAGATGATTCTGCAGTTCAGCTAATTCCTTGCG